GGTATTTTTAGTCATACTGTGATATTGGATGCCGCACAGCATAAGCGGGACTATACATTGTGAACCACCAGGGGCAGGAGCCGTGTAGTCTCTCGGCATTTTGGTTAGCACGGAAATATTGAGCACAGGAATGCACCGTTTTGGTCCAATTGAGGTTCACAACCCAATAACTATAATAAATATGGCAACGTGATGGGCCTAGCTAAAACGTCATCACTATTGAAGGACAGGATCCGATCATCTAAATCCTTTTCTATGGCTAATTGCCGATCTGGAGTAATCCCGGTGGCAAGATAAAAGTGGAAACGGGCTTGGGGGGTTGTTGAAAGGTTAACCCTGTTCAGGTTCCCAGTGAGCATACGCATTCCAGTGGCAAAGCTAGGGTGGAGTGCAAAATGCCCTGGGGTACCACTACCCCTCAATTTCCTGTAAAGGGCAGAATAAATGGGTATGCCTCCAGCTAAGTGGAGGCCACCTTCACCAACAGCATGTATCCATTTTTGGAATGCCGGAGCAGTATTTAATGGCACAATGGAGATGCAGTCCTTGGCAACACTGTGTATATCACGGACCATAATCCACACATTGCCGTCAAACATGGGAAATGTTTGGCAGAATCGGATGTGTTGAATGTGAAACACAGGTTGTTCAAGGACAACATTAAATCCAAAGCGATGGAAGTAAGCCCAAAGGCCTCCTAACTTATAGAGATCTCGCTTCTCCAAGATTAGGGTACAGTCATCACCATTGTTAAGGAAGGAACACCTAAGATCAACACTGGTCTTGAATGCATAACTGATGGCACACATAATTAGTACATTGCCAAGGGCAGTGTTCATGTCACCAGACATGCGCTTGCCATGGCACTTGTATTTAAGCTTGCCATCACGACAATATCCAACGCCCTTGTTGACACGCTGCCAACCCAACAACTTGCGTAGGGTTGATTTGTCAGCAAAGGCATTGAGGTATTGGCCGTGTTCCCATTTTAGTGCATCAAGAGATACGTGTTGGTCAAAGCGCGAAGCGTCCAACCCAACTGCAACCGGATCATTGTACTTGCTCCATTTAGCAAACACCATAGACCCAACTTGATGGGCATTTAAGCCCTTCATAACTACCTTACCATCATCCCACACTTTGTTGATGGCTCGGTACAATCGGCCTTCAAGTGGCCGGATGTAACGCCCAACCTCGACATTATACCTCGGTGATCTAGGCTGGATCACACGGGGACAAGGGTCCCGTTTGGTTCTGAAGCATATCTTCTCAGCCTTTATAAATGACTTAAGGTGAGAGTCGGATCGCTTTACGGACTCAAGTTGAAGGGACTTAACCGCTTGTGTATAGATGGCTAGTTTACGACCAGAGTAGTAGCTGAGGAA